CTACATACTTAATGAATCAAATTTCATCTCACCATTTAAAATAATAATTTCCTCAGGGATCGATGGTAAAAGCATTTTCTTTATAACATCATTATGATAAATATTCTTAATAACTATATCCTCATTTGGAAGAAGCGAATTCTTTTCACCAAGCCAGCCATATTTTTTAACTTTATTTTTCTTTAATATAGCGTAATGTAAAGCTGCTTCTATTTTCTCAATATAGTCTTCACTAACCCTTGCAAATGCAAAATATGTGTCGTGCATGATTTTCCTGCCAACTTCTATTCGTTGTTCTTTGGTAAAACCCTCTCCTTCACGTTTAAAATCTTTTCCTGATCCCGGTGGATTTTCGTTAAATATTTTATAAATATTTCCATGGAATAATTCAGACTCATAAGGAAGCCAATAATTAGAAACTTCTTCTCCGGCATATTTCAGATAGTGTTGATAAAGCCTGTTTCCTATATCCTTACTTTTACCTACATAATAAACTTGATAACGGTGTCCATTTGCATGCACAAAAGCATATACACCTGTGCCTAATATGGGATTATGATAACTATCTGTTCCTTTAAACTTCAAAAGATATTCATAAATGCAGGCAGGAAATGCATTCCACCATAACTCAATCCCACTCATTTGCCATGTACCTCCTCAATTTCTCAAACATTTTACATGTAATAAAGAATTAAATATGCGTTTCTTTTATTAATATTATTCTACAAGTATCTCTAAATTCCCTCCCATCTTCAGTATTTTTTACAAAATTTACATCATAATATCTCCCTCACCTCAACCCCCGCCTTCAACACAAACACCACCTCCACCAGCGATTTTACCCGTATCTGCTCCATCAGTGCCTCAAACAAATCCTCATCTAATTCCTTTAGCAAATCCTGCCCCCGAAGCATTTTTTCAATCTCCCGAACCCTTAAAAGAGCATCTTTCCGCTTAAACTCTGCCTGAGTAAAGGCTGAACGTTGCTGCCTGAGCTCCTCCATCTCGTTGATTATCCTGGCATATCCCCATATGCAATTTTTTGCAAACCATTGTCGAAACAACGTTATTTATATTCTTTCCTCTACCCTAACCCCACTTTTCAACTCAAAAACAAAATGCGTTGGTGAGACGACCTCTATCTTTTCAACCAACGCATTGAATATTCCTTCATCAAACTCTTCTAGGGCTTCCTGCCTGCCCTTTATAATCTCAATAATCTCATCTACTCTTCCCTTCAGGCTATCCTTCAATATACTGTCCTTATCAACCTCTGCCCTCTTTTCTCTCAATTCCTCCAGTTCATCTGAAATCCTCTTGTACTCTTCCCTGTAAACCTCATCGTCCATACCGTTATTGGTCTGGAATCGTATCAGTCTTTTCAGTTCAGTTTTCAGTTCTTCAATCTTATTTTCCAGTGCTTCAATTTCTCTATCACTCGGCTTATGAAGAAGCACCTTCTCTATATTTTCAATCAGCGTCTTTATGAAATCTTCACGATTCTCATATAATTGGTTGAACACCCTGACAAAGGCATCTTTCAAAACGCTTTCATCCACTGCTTTGGCTGCGCATGCCTTTTTTCCATTCATTATATAGGTTTTACACTGCCATACGAATTTCCTGGATGGGTTATTGCTGTTCCACTGCCTTCTTCTGTATATATTATCGCAGTTCCCACAGAAGACCTTGCCGCTGAAAGGGTACTTATTAGAATATTTCTGCCTGTCGCCTTCAATATTGTTATATTTTGCAGCCCTTCTTGCCTTTTCAGCCTGTACCCTGTCAAATATCTCCTTTGATATAATCGGAGGATGATTTCCTTCTATTATGTATTGTTCTGCCTGTCCTTTATTATCCACCCTTTTGTGCCTGAGAAAATCAATTGTGATTGTTTTCTGAAGCAGGGCATCACCATAATACTTTTCATTTTCCAGTATGCCGCTGATGGTGGAATCCCACCATTTTGGATTGCCGGTTACCGTCTTTATTCCGTCCTTCATCAACCCTTTGGCAATTGCGTTGTAGCTTTTGCCTTCAAGGTATTCTCTGAATATCCTGCGGACGATTTTAGCTTCTTCTTCATTTATAATAAGCTCTCCTGCTTCATTTTTGTCATATCCGAGAAACCTTGTGGTGTTCACCAACACCCTTCCTTTTTCAAATTGCCGCACAATTCCCCACCGTGTATTTTCAGATATATTACGGCTCTCATCCTGCGCAAGGCTGCTTAGAATTGAAAGTAAAACCTCTCCCTTGCTGTCCAGTGTGTTGATGTTTTCTTTTTCAAAGAAAACTGCTATTCCTTTTTCCTTGAGCCTTCTAACATAATCAAGGCAGTCAAGCGTATTCCTCGCAAACCTTGAAATAGACTTGGTAATAATCATATCAATTTTGCCGTCCATGCAATCCTGAATCATCCTTTTAAAATCTTCCCTTTTTGCCGTACTCGTTCCCGATATCCCGTCATCGGCATAAATATCGACCAGAGTCCAGTCACTTCTGCTGTTTATATAGTTCGTATAGTAGAAAACCTGCGATTCATAACTTGATTCCTGTTCCTTGTTGTCGGTGCTTACCCTGCAATAGGCGCAAACCCTTGTCTTTGCGTTTTCAGGCAATCCCTTAATTACCTGAACCGGCTTTGCTTCAATTTTTCTTATCTTTTTTACTGCTGTATTTGCTGCCATAAAATCCTCCCTTTCGAATATATTCTTTTTGTGGTCACATGATATAATCGCTTGGGGCATTAATCAAGTCAAAACTTGATATTCCAATGCTTTGAAGGATTTTTTGTTTTCTAAATCTATGGCTTCAAATTCCTCTTGTGTTATAAGGTTGTTTTTCTTTAATGTATTTAATATATGTAAACTCAATCTATAATTGATATTCGCTTCATTTATCATATAATCTCTTGTCCCCCTTCATTAAACCCATATATGAAAGGGGCTTGCCGGAAGGTAAGCCCCTGTTAAAACAAACTTTTTATCTGAATATTGAATTCCTTAAATACTGTAGAATCATCCGATAACGTGGCTGTCAAGACCACATATTTATTCAGGTAGGCAGAGCTGCTTGCTGCCTTTACGGTTGCGCTGTTCCCTGTTGACGCTGTAATGGAAGCATATAGCGTTGAAGTCCCGTCCTGATTGCGGATAGACCATGCAACGGATTTGTCAAACACTTCATTTCCATTATCATATATGTGTGCTACATAGGATTGGCTTTGTCCCAGTTTCACCGTACTGCTTCCCGCTATGGTGATTGAATAGTTGTGTGCTAAGGTTTCTACTGTAGTTATTGTAATGGAATCTGTAACTGTATCTTGATATGTAAGCTTTGCTGTAATTACAGCCTGTCCCAGTGCGATTCCCATAACCTTTCCCGTATTATCCACGCTTACACAGTTAGGATCACTGGATGTAAAGGTTACCGTAGGATTGGTTACGGCAGTTCCGTTATCCGTAACGGTTACATTCAACTGTATGATATCATTTATAAGGACATTGGCCGCATCCCCGTTATTGATGGTCAGTGTGTATGCATGCAATGTTTCATATTTCCAGCGGTCGGCAATATTGTTCTCAACATCGTCATATGTTGTGCTTATTGCATCCAGTGTACAGTTTAATTTTATAAGCCCTTCCTGGGATTTGTCTATTCCAGTAACCTTAAATGGCTGATTGGTTACGTAAAATCTCTGGTTTAATGCGATATTTCTTGTATCAGGGTTATATTGCACTGTTACATAAATATTCCCTGAAGCTACCGATATATAATTCCCTGAAGTGATATCGAATACCTTGCTCTCTTCAATGCAGTCAAACCACTTAATATTGCCCGACCAGTTAAAAGCTATCCTGCAGCTGCATTTCCTCATCCTTGCCCTGTATGAGTTTTCTTCCCTGTCAATCTGGCTGATAATCATATATTTCAAGTTGTTATATTCCACTATATCCCCTGTCCTGATCTGGCACTTGCACCTAATTATTTTATCATCGTAATAAGTGAGTTTGTCGGCAGCATCTACGATCAGGGCAGCCTCATCTGTCCCGTTTATTTTAATGCTTTCCCCCTTTTCATAAAGGAAAAAGTCTATCATGTCGTCAATTTTGTTCATATGTTTACACCTGCCTTTTCAACTTGTACAGGTAAACTTCCATGTAGCTGTCCCACTTTTTGATATCCATCACCTTGTATTTTTCATTTTCAATTTCCATATAGCTATGTATACTAATGGAGTTTTCAATATCACAGAAAACCCTCCTGGTTATGTTTATTTCAAAACCATCTTCAAACATCATGCTTTTTAAATAAGGCTGAACATCGGCATAAAAGGATTTTATATAGGAATTAGGGTCAAGATTTGAATATATTTTTATCAAGGTATTATAAAACATATCAGCCTACCACCCTTATCCTTGGAGGCGGAAGCGCAAGCCTGATGGATTCGGGAATAGCATTTATGATTGTGAGGCTTTTCTCCCCTTCCGTTTTCTTTGTTATCCCTTCTAAATCCCTGTTGTTATAGAGGAAAACTGCAAGGTCGGCAGCCACATCATGATACTGTTCGGGCAGCGCATCTATATTGCAGTAGCCCAAGATAATATCTGTAGCTTTCTTAATGAAATGGTTGAGCAGGTTGTCTTTCGATGTGTCTGAAATATCCATGCCAAGCAGCATTTTTACGATTTCAAGCACAGGTTATCCCTCCGTTTTCCTTATTTTATCTTCTTTTTTGTCCAAATCATATAATGCCTGAATTAGCTGTTCCTTTTTATACCCGATTCCGTTAAACCCACGCTCTTTTGCATAATCCGTTAATTCCTTATAGGTCATGTCCTCATAATTTTTTATTTCTTTTTTCTCTTCTTCTACGGTATAACCATGTTCTATAAACCAGGAAACAAGGTAAGGGTCATCAGTAACCCCTACCCCGTTTACAAAGTTTATACCGGCGGATATACCGTTGTATTGCTTATTTTTCGAATATATCCTTGCCATAGCCAATACCTCCGTCATGCTACTTTAATGTTCCTGAATACCCCTGCACTCTTTGTTGCCTTTAATGCAACAGCCGCCACCATTTCCACTTCTCCGTTCTTTACGGCTCCGGCTGTAGAAAAGTCGGGAAGCCATATCTTCACCAAGTCCTGATTTGCAAGGGATACGGCATGGAATCCATCAAGAGCCAATCTTGCTGCATAAAGGTCGGTAAGGCCTGTCACTACATCAGTACCGTTTGGTTTCCTTGTATCTACAATAGATACAACAGGGTCATTGCTTCCTGCTTTCGCTCCAAGGTCAACCAGTACAATTCCGTCATAGGCATCTACCTTCCTGCCGAATGCATCCTCGCTCTGAGTGAGGTATCCTGCCCTTCTTGCTACTGCTTTGATTTTAGTGATGAGTTTTGAATTCCCCCCAAGGAATGTCGGCTTCCCGTCAAGATTAGAGAGGAACTCATCCAGCAGGTCAAGGAATTGCTTATAGTTGGTATCTACTGCCGAGGATGTTGACAGGTCTATATATGCTCCAGTGTTAAACTCTGTGCTGGAGCCTGTGATTGCTTTATTGAGCCCGTCAAAGGAATTGGCATCCACAGCAGAATCGCCATTGATGATGGTGTCATGAAATAATGCCCTTGCTGCTTTCACCTTCTGCTGAACCTGAAGGTTTACTTCATCCACTAATCCACCTGTGCTTGCGATAACCCTGTCGATCTGGAAGGAACCGCCGAAGGGCTTTAACTCAACCGTATACCTCTGCTTTTCAACTTCCTGCGGGGTATATTCGCTGTTGATGGCCCTGAAAGCCGCTGTCGGCTGTGTGATCAGCCTTGTGTACCCGTATGTGAGTGTTGCGCCATTTGTCCCAGGGGTAACAGCGTCATCAAAGGGCATGTTGTCCAGTATGAATGAACTTTTTCTGAATTCATCTATAACCCCTGCCTGAATATCATCCTGTGTGTTTAATTTTGCCTGTGCTAATATAATCATAAAATCAATCTCCTTTCAAATTTTACTTGTTTTGGTTGGAATAATACTGTTTTAACGCTTCATTAAGGCTTTTAGGCTTGTTGTTCTGATTGCTGTTATTCTGCGGCGGATTATACCCGTTACTTTTGAGCCTTTCTTCCACAGCAGCCTGAACCGAGGTGTTGAATATCTCCTCAAACCTGCTAATATTAGCAACTGTAGCTTCCTCATCCTCCGCAATGAACAAGTCAGCTATCTTATTGATTGGAAGCTTCTTTTCGGAAGCGATAGTGAGGGCTTTATTCTTTAATATCTCCCTCTGTTTTTCAAGCTCCATCCTTTCAATCTTGGCTGTCAATTCCCGAAGCTGCTTCTTTTCCTCGGATTCTTCCGGATAAAGCTCTTTTATCTTTTTGTCAATCTCTCTTTGCAGGTTGTTGTCCTTCCAGGTTTTTAAACCCTTTTCAAGGTGTTTGTCCTTTTCGCTGTCGAACCATCTCCTGCCTTCCTCATTTTCAGAAAGAAACTTCTGCACCCCTTCAACACTCATTAAGCCCTGAAGGTATGCTTTCACCTCATCTGAGGTTTTGTTTTCATCCATGTACTTTTTTACTTCTTCGAATGTCATAGTATATAAATCTCCTTTCATTTTACACATCTGACCATTAAGCCCAGACACGCATAATATTAGGGCAGTTTAACGTCATGCCCAGGACAATCTATTTACCTTCTTTCATAGCGTTGGCATATTACATCCACACACCTGAAAGATTGTTTGCACTTGTGCCTGCATCTTGCACACTTTTTATGGTACTGGATTTCTCCATTAGCATTAATCCAGAAGCCCATGTCCTCCTTTACCAAATTGCTCAATCTTGCCACACAAACCGTACCTCCAATCCCCTATAAAAACGGGCAAATTAATTTCTATGTAAAAACAGCCACAAATCCACTTATTTCAAGCAGTTCATGGCATTTTTTGAGTTAAATGAAATATTGGATTTTTTATTTCTTAAAGCATAAAAAAGACAGGTAGTATAATTACCCTACCCGATAAAAATAAAGGCTTAAATTGTTTATTTATACAATAACCTGATTTTGAACCGATGAAATGTTACCTTCAGGAATAGTACCAGAACGTCTTTTTTCAAAATAGTATTTTTCAAGCTCAACTTTTGGATTTTCAACAAACGGCAGGAGAGTAAGAAGCGTTTCTTTTGAGCATACATCTTTGAGTTTCGTTATAACATCGGCAAGCCCTGTCAAATCGGTAGGAAGGTTCCTTGTAAATTTAACCGCAACATCCCTGTAGTCATAGGATTTACCCTCCTTCTTTTTTAGATACACAAACAGGTTCTTGAGCCTTTGCCTGATAACCTTCTCCATGATGGCTTCCCTCATGGCAACCCTGTTCTCCAGGTTCAAGAGCTTATTGCGAAGTGCCAGTGATGAGGTGTTGGCAGCCCAGTTCTCGTTGAAATTAACCTCGTCCATCAGGTCAAATATTTTTCTTTCAATATTGTCAAGTTCATTTTTAACAAAGCTGTCATTGATATCTTTGGTCAGCCAGTAAACTTTCGCTTGGTTAGGGACCTGGATAATTCCCATAGATTTCATTTTCAGCAAGTCCTCTTCCTCAATTTTGGCGTTTTCAATGACAAGATAAGCATTTCTGTGGTCGGCAATTTCATTGACTAAATCGGAATTTATGGCATTATACGCATCAAACAAACTGACTACATCTTGGAATCCGCTTTTCCTTTCGTTATTGGCAGGGCAAACTATTACAGGCACTCTGCCAAAGATATGTTCATGGCTGCCGATATATTTAAGCTCAGGCTTCGTTCCACTGCTTCCCAATTCATAATGCCGGATTTCGGAATCAGTATATACATCAAGATATTTATTATCATCAAACTTTTTTGTGAAGGTATGCAAGGCCAGCACTACATTTCTTTCGGCAGTGCCATCTTCCAGAACATAAGCTTCTATAGGTGTCAGAATGGTTGCGCAGAATTCCCCATCTGTATTGATATAGTTGAGTTCATAGGCTTCACCATATATTTCAGATTGTTTCAGAAGGTTTATATTATGCTCTTTATCCCAATGGCTCGTATTTCTGTCGATGGCATCTATAATCTCATTATCATCTGATTTGGAAACATAATTGACAGGTTTTCCAAGAAGATAGCCGGTTTCATTATCTACAAACTTACGTGGAAAATTGAACACCAGCTTCATGTTGCTCCTGCTATCCTGCATTTGATAGTTCTTTAGAATTGAGTGGTTGCCTTCATAGTAGTCCTTGTATCTCTGCTTATCTTTGGCATTTTTGTTGAGTTCATTCAAGCACTCCAGTATTAAGTTTTCATTTATGATCAAATACATCACACCCTTTTAAGTAATCATAAAAATAGCCAATTCAGTGAGATGGCATATATTTTTCTAGTAATTTGTCTAAAGCTATTCCATCTATTAACTCCAATTGTTTCCCTTTAGAAAAATTAATTGCACTTGATGTAAAATAACTATTAGTTATCAATATTCCTTTATTTGCATTTTCCGACATAACTACACCATATAAATCTCTTATCACAGGCTCTCCAACTGGACCGCTCCATCGTTTACATTGAACCACTATTTTACCACCAAAAATTGGCTGTGGATTATAAGCAATTAAATCTATTCCCCCATCTCCCGAAACTTTGGTAATTGAAACATCGAAACCCATATTTTCTAATAGCTTTTTTATTAGTGTTTCAAATTCTTCACCAGATAAAGTTGCAATTTCTTTATCATGATAGCTAACATCAACATCATCTAAATGTTTAAAATAAGCTAAATTATCCTCAACAAAGTTTACATACTCTATCATGCGAAAATAATCCTGCTCTGCTATAGAGAACTTCAAGGTATACTCGTTTCCCAAACTTCCTGTTGCCAAACCAATATCAACTATGCATTTGCCATCTTTTTTAGATAAAAGAATAATTTCCGGTTTTGTATTATAAAATATACACTCATCTTCATAATCGTCATAGCATATACGCCAAGCTCTTCCATATATTTCGATTTGGCATTTATATTCTGCTTTCATATATTCATCTAAAGCCACTGCTTCTTTTATAGAGAAAAAATATCTTTTTCCTCTATCTTCATTAGTTATTTCATAGTAGTTATACAAATCCAACACCTTCTTTATATAAAAAAATATATGTTATGCCTTATTATACCTCTACTTTATGAAATTTCTACCTAGAACAATAAACTCCTATCATAAAACCTTATACTCTTAACCCCTTCTATCAACTGTACTGCACCATATAATGAATCAGGAGCATCATCATATTTTGCCGATTTATTATAATCCTTCACCTGATTATTATACCTTATATTGGCAGGATTGAACAGGATGTGCCCTTTTTTAACTTCCGGCTCAAGGGAGATTATCCTCTCATGCTTTTGCCCCCTGCTTATCACTTCTTCCACAGGAGTATATATTTTATTCTTCCAGAGTTCCTCTTCAAACTTCTGCTTCATATAGCTCTGTGCCTGTGTTGTTTCAAATCCTATCTTTTCAATGGGATATTGCTTAAGCTTTTCTATGGCAATCTGGAACAGACCATCAGGAAGCATCCTGTATATGCATCCGTCCACAACATATTTCTGTTTTGTTTTTATATGCTTTCCAAGGATAGTGATTGCAGAATAGTCATTCCTCTTTCCGGCTTTAATTGCAGGGTCAACATACATCACCAATTCCATTTCTTCAAAGTCAGGAAGCCTGTCCCAGTATTGGATATCCTGAAATATATAATCATCCGTAGAACGTGGGTCATTCTGCATTTCTTTATAAAAGGATTTGTCTCCCATAGCCTGTTTCTTGCACATAAGGTAATAATAGTCCAGATATTCCGGCCACAGAATCTCCGTACCCTGTAGCATTTCCTCCTGATGGTCATAAAAAAAGGACTTGGCAGTTTCAATTCTGTCTAAGTCCTGAAGGTTATTATATATTGATTCCCATTCGCTCCAAAGGTCATCTCGTTCTGCAAAGCTTATAACTGCCGATTTCTTAATACTTCGGACTCCTGGGATTTTCCCTTTCAGAAGTTCAGCCATCAGGTCTTCCTCATGGAGAATGGTACCGACCACAAGTATATTTGTATCCTTTGTTCCAATAGGAATGACAACATCGGTAAATGTACTTTTAACCTGTTCACGCTTAGCTTCCGATTTTGCGGTATCATCTTTGAGTAGGTCATCCAGAAGTACAAGTTGGGGTCGATGCTGCTTGAAGTGGATTCCCCTTAATGAGCCATCAATCCCTCGAATCATGATACAGGCGTCCACTCCACCTCTGCCCCTTATCCATATCTCGTTATTATTCCAGCGGTTGCCCTTATAGATTCCGAAATCCTCAATCAATAACTGATTATTCTCAAGCTCATCCTTAATCATATCAAGGAACGGAAGAGCAACCTGCTCTGTTGCCGATATAATCAAAGTAAACTGTGACTTATTATATAAAGTTGAATACAGCGGGAATAAAAAAGAGTTGATTGTACTTTTCCCATGCTCTCTTGGGAGTCCAAAAGCTTCTATCAACCCTTTATTGTCCAGCATATATTTTAGTTCTTCAAATAACTCCTTGTGAAACTGCCCAAACCTTCTGTCAAAGTATTTCGGAAAGTAACACAAAGCGAAAAATTCTATATCCATCTCGCCAAGCAGCTTGCGAAGCTCTGAAAATGAAAACTCCCCGACAAGTTCTTCTATCTTGTTCGGGGAGAAATATTTGTTCAGATATTGCTTCAACAGGAGGTTCTGGCGGCCATGGTCTTTTTCATGTGTTTGTTGCATATAGACCTCCTTCTTTGAAATATGTTATATTATGTATATTAGAATATTTAATAAAAAGAAATAGGAGATACGTGATGATGAATCTTTGGAATAACTTTATTTGCTTTATAAATGCAAATAGTGCTCTATGGAGTTTTCTTGTTACTGTAGCTACTATTGTGTACGTAATTCTAACATATAAGTTACTTAAAGAAACTCAAAAAGCAAGGCTTGATTCTATTCAACCCTACGTTATTGTAGACTTTTATTATAAGAAAACATTTTTGTATATGACGGTTAAAAATTTCGGGAACGATTCTGCTTTTGATATTGAAATTGAGGTATCTCCAAAAATAAAAATTTCACTTAATAAAATTGCCTTTCTTGCACCAGAGAAACAAATTACCCAAAACCTACTTATGCCTTATTCCAGAGAAGACGAAGTAGATATTACTATTAAATTGCAATATAAAAGCTCAAGAAACAAGACATTCCAACACTCTTATATACAACACTTATATAATCAAAAAGAAAATTGGTTCGTTCAAGATACAGATGTCTCTGACTCCCTTAACGAGTTAACAAAAACAGCAAATACGCTATCAGCTAATATAAAAACATTATCAGAGAAAATCAAGAAATAATTAAGCATCACATATTATTTTAAGTTTATTGCTAATACTATCAAATACTTTACATAAATATTCATTGCTGTAAATATGGTCTGTATAAAAATCAACATTTACTTTAATGTAATCATTGTTTGTAAGTGGTACTTCAAAAGTTACATTACTAACTTTAAAGCCGTCCATTTTATAAAAACACCTCTTTTCAAAATAGGTACATTAGATTTATTTCATGAAAAATGTCAAAAAAATTTTCACACCATCTGCTGTCGGGGCAATTATCACAAATAGAAGCACCCCTCCCATTAGAAAGGTGCATAAATAGAGCAGAGCACCTACCACTCCAATGCTTCCAAGGCATCTGCTTTGTCCTGCTCGGTGGTAACGGTATAAAGGTTTGTAGTCATGATATTCTCATGGCCAAGTATCTGCTGAATAGTTGTAATGGCTGTCCCTTCCTTGACCAGCTTATACCCAAGCGTGTGCCTTAACTGGTGCGGAGTAACTTCAACATCCACTCTCTTGCCGTATTTCTCAAGAATAAGGTTAATTGCGTTCCGCTTCAAAGCCCCTCGCTGGCCTATTAAAAGGAAGTCATCGTTACTTTCAGGTCTTACTGCAAGGTAATCCTGAATTGATTTCCTGACATCCTTGTTCAATGGTATTCTCCTGTTTACGTTTCCTTTGCCTATAACCCTCAAAGAGCCTTTTCGTTCGGATATTTCTATGTCTCGAAGCCTTATATTGCAGAGTTCACTCACCCGAAGCCCCGTTCCAAGCAGGATTTCAATGATGCATATATGCATTTTATTCCTGCTTCTGTGTATCTCGGCTCGGAGTTTCCTCAACTCCCTTTCCTCCAAGCCTTTATACTGGCGGGCATCCCGATTCTTTACTGGTTTTATATTGATTTCATCAGGAGTTGTTTCGCTTTCATAAAGCCACTTGCAAAATGCATTAATGCTGGCAATCTTCCTGTTGACTGTAACCACTGATTCGCTGGTATTGAGCAAATGCTTCTTATATTCAATGGCATCAAGTTCAATCAGCTTGTCAAAACTACAATCTGTCCTGGTGCTATACCAATCAATAAAAGCCTTGCTGTCCCTGATATAGCAGCTAATGGTATTATGGCTGCGTTCTTTGCTTCTCAAATATGCTTCAAAACCGCTTAAATCAAGCATATAGACACACCCTTCCTTTATCTGGTGTGTCCATGTTACCTCTGCACTGCCTTGAAGTCAACTCAAGACATAATCCTAATTATGCATTGAAATCAGGCTATTTTGGGGCATTTTTATATATAAAACCGGCATTTATCCCGGCGAAAACTAACGACATAAGATTATTGAATATACTCATCATCGGTTCTCGGCTGCTCATCTTCGCTGTCAATAATATCATCTTCTGTTTCAAGCTCACCGTTTATCATTTGCAGGAACAATTTCTTCCTTGCTTCCTCATTCTGGCTTGTATCCAATATGAGTTCCTTCTTATCGCTCCATTCCTCTGGCATACGGTTACGAAGGAAAAACGCTATTGCCTGAGCCGAAGGCGGCTGATGTCGCTTTATCTTTTCAATCTTGGTGCGCTTCTTGCCATTTTTATCTTCTTCCACAATGGTCTTGAGTTCCTCATAGTCGTAGCCGGTGCAGAGCTTCAATAATGATTTTTCCACTTGATTACATAACACGCTCCTGCCCATGTTTACAAGTTCCATGAGGATTTCATGCTCTCTGCAATAACGATACCAAGTATCAGGAGAAATCGCAAGTTTACTGCAAACCTCTCTAACTGTCGCCCCATTAACCAGCCAATCCTTTATGTCAGACAATTTCGGCAGAATTACCGTATTCCACTTATCATCCTTTTTTAATATTTTCGCTAATTGTGGATGCTTTTTTGTATAATCATCCAAAGCCCATAGGCTGATATCAAGCAGCCTTGCAATTTCAGCTTTGGTGCATCCTTCATCAACCCACTTTTCTATCTCATCAAGTCTCGGTTCAACGTGCGTGTAATATTTTGTAAGCACACTATTCGCCATATTTACTTCACCTCCTCAAAAAAACAAAGCTTTGTTATTGATTCAATTACTGAATCTTATATTTTATCAATTAACTTTGCCACTTTGATGCCATCAATAAATCCTGCTTTATAAAGCTCCTCTTTGATAATTCCAGCCTGTGCATTTACAGCATCCTCATATTCAAAAAACATTGAACTCCGTTCATCTCCGAGTGCATCAATAATTATCTTTTGAAGGTCATATGATTTAATGCACAGCTCCTTATATTCCTTATTGTTTTTAGCAAGATCAACACATATCTCTTCCGACCTTTTTTCAATAAATTCTCTGAAATATTTAATGATTCCACTCATATAAACAACCTCTTTCCTAAATTTGGTTATCACTATGAGTATCCATGTTAACTCTCCGTCTATGCAATTGCAACTGGTGTTTATTCAATAAGAAAAGAAGCCTCAACCGAAGCCCCTTATCCCGGCAAACGTTATTTCAATAACCCGATCTGCTCATCAAACTCCTCAATCAAATGCTCATCCAAAGCCCAGAACCGAACCAGTTCAACGTACATATCCCTGATCTGCCTTAAATCCTCCTGGGCATCCTCTAAGCCAAGCACACATATTTTCTCATTTGCAGTTGCCAGCAAGCCCTTCAAGGTTTCCCTTATTAAGTTTTCAGTTCTCATCTCTCAAAATCCCCTTTCCTTATTTGGTTAGGTAGTACATTACCTCAAAACCAGCCTGAAAGTAAAGTTGAAATTATATCCATTTCACCCATTTATACCTTTGCCTATAAGCCGGCTATTAACTGCAAACCCAGCAACTATACCACAAATATGAAAATATCGCCTCACAAGCCCACGTGAAGCGATATTATATCGATAGTCCGTTATTTTGTTGCAATATCTACTTTTTTATCAGGCTTTTTGCCGCTTCTGAAGGCAGAATTCCCTTCCAAGTTTTCAAGCAATATTTTCCTTGTATCCTTGTACTCATCCCCAACCATACCAAGTCTAATAAGGAAAACCCTGAAGGTAAACTTGTCGTTATCGGTATCCTTGGCTTTAGCGGAAACATGCTTTAAAGTTTTGGCATTTTGGTTCAATAATGCTACAAGCTGGGTATAGGCTTTTACCTTTTCAGGACTTGCTTCCCCTTCTAAAAACTTGAAGGTAATGGTGTTGTTATTAAAATCAAAGGCAATCCCTGGGCAGCGTTTTTCTCCAATACCCTCTATGGCTGTTTTTATATCCTCTAATGTTTCCGTTTTGGCTTCATTGATACCTATGCAAAAATCATCCTCAATAATATTTGCTGTAAGCCCTAACGATTTCTTGATAAGACCCTGTTTGCTGTAAATCATATTGACCAGATTTCTTAAGGTGATGCCAGTATTGCCTTCCATCGGAACTGCAATTTCAAAGGTTGCTGTCTCTGCTGTAGGCTTGCTTGTTTCCTTTTCATTCTTTCCATTTAATATACTATCAAGCTCCACTTCTATCCCTGCCGAAGTTGTAATCTTCCCTGCTCGGTCAATTGTGTAAGTTTCTTCCGCTGTTTCAATCTGATAAGCGAAACTCGGCACTCCCATGTACTTTGGCTCAACTCCAAAATGTTCTCCCAATGCCTTAACGATTTCTTTTCTTTCCATAATATAAAACCCTCCATTTCATGATTTGTGTACTACATTAATCACTCAAAAAGCACATTAAATCAAGTAAAATGAAGGGTTTCATACAATTTTGCGTTGGCTTTGCTGTAAGGCTTGATATTTTTAACTTGGATAAATTACTCCACTTATAAGAAAAAGCCCTGTTTCCAAGGCTTTTACAAAAACACAAGAGAATTCGTTTATCTACTTTTTCTTTTGGCTTTGATACAGGCTTTCTTTAAATACTCTTCATCCAGTCCTGCCGATTCATACCCCTGCCTTATGGTTTCATAATACCTTCGGCTTGGTGTCCCGATAGGCCTGCCTTCATTCATAATATAGGCCATCGCTTCTATAGCTTCACTCTCAAATATTACAGGTATTATTTCCTTTCGGTAAAGCCAGGGATACCCTTCATATCGGTCAAGAGCCACTTCATCTGAAGGTTCAATCTCCCAAAGCAATACAGGCACTTCTCCCTTTTTACAAGGCTCAATTGTTGCAACAGCGCTGCCATCTGCTCCCCGAAAAGTCAACTTCCAACCTGCAATTTTCCCTACACCTTTTACCCTTGCTGTCGGGCATCTGTAAGCCATCTGCTCAAGATTCATATTTGAACCATAGGCTATATATAATTTTGCCATCTTCAAAACCCCTTTCATATTCTCAACTTTATATAAGGGGTGTTTATCGCACCCCTTGTCTTTCCCTTCAAGCTGCGTGTCTCCAAGCTATATCCCCTTCAAGGTTTGCCAGAAGGTGTTTTCTTGCTGTTGAAAATTCATTACCTATCAGCCCCAACCTCAAAAGCCAAGTCCTGAAGGTGTATTTCGGATTATCGGTTTCAGTTTTCTTAGCGGAAGCACTTTTTTGAATTATTGCTTGGTGATTTATTGCCAAGCAAAACTGTATATACGCTTTGATCTTTCCTGCGTGAGTGGTGCTATTGAAAAACCTGAATTCAACTGTGCCCTTGCTAAAGGTTGAGTGGAGGTTCAATCCGTGGTATCTGCTATCGTGGTAATGAACATTTCTTGAACCATAGTAGCCTTCATACCAAATATCCGCAACCTTTTCTATTGTCGTGGGTTTTGCTTTGTTTAGTTTTTCAATCAAGGCATCCTTCACCTTTTTGCAATACCGGCTTTCTCTTGCGTAGTCCACCCGCAAGGCTTTATAAATCAAATCCTGCTTACTTGCCATTATATTTACCAAGTTCCTTAAAGTCTTTGCGTTGTGGTTTGAAGCATCAATATGTATATGAATGCCACAGCTTGAATTCGCAATTGCTCCTGCTTTTCTGAGCCTTCTTACTAATTCCTGTATGGTTTCAATATCTGCGTATCCGCACTTTGGGGAGACCACTTCAACCTTGTAATTATCATCTGCTGTAACCGTTCTCCCTGTTACTTTTCTTTCAGGGCTTATGCTGCTGTCCCTCATAACCTTCCAATCTCTGCCCTGTGCATCCTTAACCCTGTAGGTGTAATATGCTCCACCTTCGAAAAACGCTGTCGTTCCAAAATACCCTGCAATCTCCTTTGCTGCCTGTTCCCTTGTAATCCCTGTCAATTCAATCTCAATCCCGAAAGCCTGATTTTTCATAACCTTCAACCTCCTGTGTTTTTCCGTTGTACACATTAATCACTCTAAAAACACAGTAAGTCAAGTTAATTCAAGGGTTTCAGGCTTTTTTTATCTTTTTTTCATCTTTTCTAAAACTGTCAATTATCCTAAAAAATATTCGGACAGATAGAATGAGAGAAGACGATATTTGCTGACAATATTAGACTGCAACCTGCTCACGCTTTATGTCCACATACCTAATCTTCTCTCCATCCCTCAAAACAAAAACATCAGCATCGCTGCCGACTTTATCAATGTATCGCTTTACAATTACATCTGCATATTTTTCATCCAATTCCATCATTCTGCACCTTCTATCCGTTTCTTCACAAGCTATTAGTGTAGTGCCGGAACCACCGAATAAATCAAGCACAATATCTTTCATGTTGCTGCTATTCTTGATTGCTCTAACAACAAGCTCCACAGGTTTTGTTGTCGGATGCAATTCAGATACTGATGGTCTGGGAATATCCCAAACATCACATTGCTGTCTGTCAGTCAATGGATGAAGCCTTGCAGAGCCATCACTCCAGCCATACCATATTGGCTCATACTTGGTATGATAATCCTTTCTTGAAAGTACCAGCCTATCCTTATTCCAGATTATTGTTGATGACCAGTGGTATCCATTCTCTTTCAAAGAAAGCATCAAGTTTCCCCACTCCTGAGCAGACATAACAACATAGGTCATGCATCCAGGCTTAGAAAACTTATTCATTACCTTAAAGGCAGAATCCAAAAACTTTTTAAATTCTTCAGTAGTCATTGAATCATTGAGAATCGTCCTTTGTTTCCAGCTTGGATGCTCTGTTGCGCCGTAATTAACATTCCAGGGCGGATCAGTGAATACCATATCTGCGAAATCTTCCCGCATTAAAGCCGCAACATCGCTTTCACTGCAAGCGTCGCCACACATTAGCCTATGTTTACCCAAAAGCCAAATATCTCCCCTTTTTGTTACCGGCTCTTCCGGCAGTTCAATATCAAAATCATCATCTTTATAATAATCCCTTTTATTCTCACTTATATATTCGTCCCAGAGCTTCTCTGCTTCAGAAAAATCAAAACCCGTGAGCTCAATATTGTAATCTTCTTCCTTCAATTCATCCAGCAGCTTTGCCAGTGACTCAAAATCCCATTCGCCGGTAACCTTGTTAAGAGCTATATTCAATGCTTTCTCTTTGGTCTTGTCAATATTGATTACAACGCAGTCTATTTCAGTATAACCAAGTTCTTTAAGTACCTTGGCTCGCTGATGGCCCCCGATAATGGTCATATCGGAATTTACAATGATCGGTTCACAGTAGCCGAATTCAGTGATGCTGTTTTTTATTTTCTCAAATTCTGCATCCCCAGGCTTCAAATCTTTACGGGGATTATATTCTGCGTGTTTTAATCTGTCTATATTTATCTTTCTGAATTCCAATCCAATTCACCAGCCTTTCAATCCCAAATGATATTACATAATAAACCGAAAACAAAACACAAAGTCCATATAGCCCAACACAGAAACGCATTGTTTCTTCTGCAATTGTTTTTATCAAATCCATAGTCAGCATCCTCCTTAATAAAAAGTAGAAGGAGCACCGACAGCGATGCTCCAGCTTAATAAATATTAAATTGCTTTTAATAAATCTTGAAATTTTTCTCTGTAATTATTTAATTTGTTAATTTCTCCTTTTGTGCTTTTATAAATATCTAAATTCCGCTTGTTCTAACGGATAATTTGAAAATAAAAAAACAGAGCAGTTATTTCTCAATAATCTTGCTCTGCCTACCGCCTGTTCCAATTCGCTCTCTATTAACCACATCTGTAAATTCCGCAAATCTTCATTTTTATATGTCATAAACCAGAATTTATAGCCGTTTCGTTCAATCTCCTGGTATTTCATCTCCGTATCCGACATATCAATGTCAAGAGCCACTGCATACATTTTGTAAACAATCTCATGCAAATGCGGAGTGCCCACAACAGCTATATCCTGTCCCTCAAAACAATTATGTCCTTCTGTGCTTCCGAAGTTTAAATCTTCTTCATTTTCCTTCTTTGCTTTAAAAGTAATTATCGGTATATCTCCAACAATGCTTTTTGCAATATCCATTAATTCGCTATCATTTTCAATACACTGCCTGCTGTAGCTTCTTGCAGGATATTGAATAAATTTCCCTTTATATTTCGCTTTCTTGCAATAATGAAATTCCACTCTCTCCCCAAACATCCGCTTATATATTTGTTCATCTGCCGTAGCGCTCATAATAATAATTTTCTGCTTTGGGAGTTCGCGTTTTACAAGATATTGAATCATATCACCATCGCTGTAATAACCTTTTACAGCCATTTTTTTCTTGTCAGTATTGTACCTGTAGGCAACACAGCAATTAAGAAACCCTATTACATTGCTGTTGATTTCACTTTCATAATCTGCAATTTGCTTTTCAAAGTTTAACATATTATTAACAGAAATAGGATTCGTTTTTATAAATGTTTGATAATCGTTATCTTGAAATATGTATTTGAACTTCTGGTCTATCCCAAGCCTGTCCATATTTGATATGTATTTAACCTGTTGTATTTTGAGCAGATCTTTTATGCTGACCTTATTAACCTGAAGCAATGTTTTTATGATATCTTCATCAATTAAAATATTATGGGTTTGAAATTGTTTGGATTTAAAATATAGAAGCCTTGAATGGGTGGTAATGATATGCCCTTGAAATGACTTTACTGTTTCCATCTGTTCAATATATTCAAGCAGCTGCGGCAGGCCCTTTTCTTTGGCAGCCTTCCTGATATATTTCCCCGCTGTATAAGTAGCGCCAATGCTATATAAACGCTCAATTTCATTTTTTATATATTCTGGAATATCTGAAGGCAAGGTTGGTGTCATAACTACATGGTAGCCGGCATCTGTGCATTTCTTATATATTTCCTCTTTCAGTTTATTTGTTGGGACTGCAATTATGTAAGGCCTGTCCGCTTTATCCAAACAGCCGATATATGTACGGGATTTTCCAATTCCTGTTTGAGCCTTTATTACATGGATTTTATCATCCTTTACAGCTTGCAGCTTAACAAATGTATCATGTAAATTCTTTTCAGCCTCGCTCAAAGTCGCATACTCATAATTATTGGATAATTTGACAATTGTATTTCGTCTGGTCTTGGCTGTCATAATCATATTTTTTGCATGATTGCACTCTTCTGCATAAGGGCAGAAATTAACACATCGCTGGGGCAAATAGTCTTGCTTCTGGATATAGTTTATATAGTATCCCCAATCTTTCTCCATATAGCTTTCATACTGTTTATTAACCTTGTCGGTAAGTATCTGTATGAATTTGTCGCCGCCGCCTTTTATCTGGCACAGGTTTGTTGCCATTCCCCATAGCTCAGGATGGTAGCACCACCTTTTTCCTTCGGCAAATTCACTAAATAGCCTGCATGCCTCCTTTAACCGATCGAAGTTGAAATTTCTTATTAAATCCCTTTTGCCTGTCTTTGTATTTACTGTTTCATATATGACAACTTCTTCCTGGCCTTCCCCTGTCTTGACAACCTTGGTTTTTTTTATCTTATTAGTAAGGTAAATAGCATAATAAGTTTTTGACGTTTCGGGAGCATTTCCTTTATTATTATATATAATAGGACTTGCCCCCAGGACGTCAGTTTTTATTTCTGAAATATCTTCCTCCTCTAAAATCTCAACTCTTGGAAGACTATTTTTTAATTCAATACCCACATTTTCTGCATATTTCTTAATTTTTCTTGATACATTGTTGTTCCCATTATCAATATCCCTGTAATACTCCACAAGAGCAAGCATCAGGTCACTGATATTAAACAAAGCTGTGTTGATATTTTCATTAACATATATAAGCCCCTTACCACCAAGGAATAATCTGCTGCAGTCTTTACAGTTTGGGTCACACTCAGGAAATATCTCCATCAAAGCTATCTGTATTACTCTTGCTGCTCTGTCACTGGTTATTTCAACATCACAGCATAAAGCTACCCTGAACTTGCTTTTATTCATACTGGACAAGGTTTCATATGCGAATGAAATGGGAAGCCTGTATTTTGACGCTCGCTCCTGCACTTCTTCCCATGTAATTCCTTTATCAAAATCAAGCGCAAATAATTGCTGGTTTTTGAAATTAGAAATTTTCCTTTTGCCATCCGTAAAAGTTGCCGGACACCAGCTGAATCCTCTTTCCCCTATGATTTCTGGAAGCCTTTCCAATTCAGCATATCTCGGATAAGATGCTATTCTATTGCTTATTTTGATCATTGTTGGCTTGTCTGGTTTTTTAGTGAATCTTTTTTCATCTACACTTACATTGATTTTTAAAGTATCATCAAAATCTTCATACGCTATTGCATTTGCAACGGTCAAATAACCCCTCACCCCCTTCTTCTGTGTTTTTGACTTGTTAATTACTTGTTAATTTATGATATCTGTGTTGCCTCTCTGATAGCTTCCTTTAAGCCGTCACAATCTTTAAATACAAAAACAGTCCTGTGAGGATTATATTTATTAGGTTTGATATCAATAATCCGGTAACCGAGCCTAAGCAAGCATCTGGCCAGCTTGGCCGTAAAAACCAGTTTTACATTGTTTTGCATAAATTCATTTCCCCTTGATTTGTGTACATTTAAAAAAACAAGATATCAATTTTATTTAAGCTATCCTGCCTGTAAAAAATTTTTTAAATATTTATTGAAATTTTTGTAATAGTATGTTATGATATAATTGGGTTTTTGTTTGTATTTTTATAAAAATATATATTTAATTTAGCCCATTTTTAATCAAAGATTGAATTGTTCTTAGTTTTTCTTCCGGCAATTCTCTCTGCCCCTGCAAAAACAAACATATGGTTGTATCGCTCAATCCCGCATGTTTGGCTATGTGTTTATGCTTTACCCCATATTGCCTTAAATATTCCGATAATTGCTCTCGGATAAGTTGGTTTGATAACACTTTGTTCTTACCACCCTTCTCGTTTAACCCAAAGGGTCTTTGGCACAGCAGAAATATTCCGGCCAAAAACCCTCTGGCTTTTTGATGTATTGTTGAAATAAAATTTTCAAAATTATTACTTTATTTCCCTATATTAAAATTTACACAATTATGTCCTTTGCCAATATTTTCAAGGCTTTTAGGGATATTTCGCCATATAAAAATTTGAAAGCTTGAAGGGCATAGTTACTACAAACCATGTGCTTATGATGGCAAATACCCTTATGAAATTTTCTTGAAATATTTTCTGCAGTCATTGATATCATGAATCTCTATTACCACCACATCATTATCATTTTTAAAAAGCACATCACATTCCAGTGTTACACCGTTATTTGATTTTTTGAGCTCAATAACGCCATTTTGGTTTAGTAGCGACATCAGTTTTTTATATTTAAGGTCGCTGATCCCGGCAAGTTTGCATACATGAGTTTTCGTAATCTTCGTTTTATCTCCCTGGCGGATCTCAAATACTTTGCAGTTGATAGACCTGCATGCCTTCTCCAAAACAAGCAGTATTAAGGACAGCTTTCTGGCTTCGGGGTCTTTTAATTTTTCCTTTATATACTTTATTTCAGCTTTGGTAACCTTTGCAGCAATCCTTTTGTCTTTGAACAAGCCGATGATTACTTTCTTATCGCCTGCCTTTATTTTTTTCCTCTTTGCATTCATTTTCTGTGCCTTCTTAATTAACTTATCAACATCAATCTGTTTTTTATTGCTTTGTCCATCCAGCCTCTTATTGATTTCCTCACCGAAACAGTTCCACAATATGGCCTTGTCAGAATTATGGATGCCAAAATCCGCATCAGCATAGAATGCATAAACAACATAATCGATCAGCTTATCTAGATCAGGGCAAATTTTCAGCAAAGCTGCTTTAGCATAGCCGTAAAAAATATCATAGCGGTATCCGTTCTCCTGCCTCTCATCCATGTTATATTCTTCAAATATGTGGCGCTGGGCTATCTGGTCATGTTCCTTTTTCAATGCCTTTAACAGCTTTAATACCTTCGGATAAGTATGGTTATATATATATGGTTCGGCGGCAGCCAGCATGCTTGCCCAGTCAAACTGCCCCTTGCATTTTTCAAGGTTTATTTTACCCACCTGCTGCTCCATGTGCCTGCAAATCCTGTTCATGGTGCAATCCCTGTTGTCAAAAAGGCGCTCTTCTTCTTCTCCGAGGATTTCGTTATTGTTGTTTATTCTCTTTTCTTTCGTCACGTATGAATGATATGTTTTAATATATCTCATAAAATAGGGTTTTTTTACTTTTTCCAGGAATTCTTCTATTTCATTGGGAATCTCGGCTTTGATTCCAGTCTTTACAAAGTCTATGGTAAGCGAACCAACAACACTCATTATTTTAATGTAGTCTTTCACCTTTTCCGTCTGAGGCAAACTCCACAGTTTTGTAATCTTATTGACTACTTCACCGATGCTGTTGGACATTCCATCGACATCTGTTTTTATGAGCCTTTCCATATTATTGATTTTGTACATTTCTACTTCTTTACCATCGCCGTCTTTTTCCATAGGAATATATAAAATTGTATTGCTCATGTTTTTCCTGGCGGCAGCTATCAAAATTTTATTTGAAGTTGTCAAAACCTTGTCATTGTCAAAATCGGCTCCATTGAGTTTCAAAGCCGTGCTGTCGTACAGGTTTGTGACAATCCCTTCTGTGATATATTTATAATATTGCATTTTTGCAGGGCTTACTACCTCGGATATTTTGTGCTCCATCGCAATATGCGGGTATCTAATAATGTCAATCACTTTGACTCCTTTATTGAGCCAGTAGTTTGAATACACCTGATCCTTACCCAGCAACCCTTTAACCGGCAATCCAAACGCATATTCGGCAAGCCCGTATATGTCGGGTATAAATGTCTGGTAGTTTCCCTCCACCAGAATGCCGCCCCTATAGGTTCTTTCCTTGTAATTTTTAATATCCGCCTGTACCTTTTTCTGTATCCAGTCATCGTAAAATAAATCTTTATTTTTCTTTAACGCTTTATAGTACTCAGGTACATCAATTGAATTGTTTTCATCATCATCTTCTTCCCCAGCCACCAGCCCCCTGTACTCCAGGAAACTATCAACATCAGTGCTAATCCGTTTTAACGCTTCTACTGTATCAGCACATAATGTCTTAATCTGCTCCTCGTCTAATTCCAAGCTCTGCAGCGGTTGGTAGCTCAATGGTTTCCTTCGTGGCAGTTCAGACACTTTTTCAGCTACTTTGCTTATGTTAAATTTCCTTCTATACCCATAAGTATCTTCGTTGAATGAGTCCAGCCAATCTTTAAAACTATTAAATTTTTTATAGAACTTGAACTGGCTTTTTGTTAATATGCAATTGATTCCGTCGTTCTCTATATCCCACTCTTTTCCCCACATATCAACAATTTTAGTCCTTCCGTGTTCCTTTGCAAACGCCTTGATATCAAATGTATATAAATTCCCTTTGAGTCCAGGAATGGCCCTGAACTGAAACGCGCTTGGAATATAATCCAACCCTAATTTTTTAGCCCATATTTCAGCTAATGAAGCATCAACCAACCCAGCACCGTCAAAGGGTTTTATTTTAGTAGTGTATTTAACGTTATTTTCAACAACATATTTATCTTTTCCTATTTCTTTTACAAGATCAAATTTTTCAGTAATGCTATGGACATAATCATCAACAACTATCATATTTGGCATTGGAACCGGAGTACTGTCCGTATTCACCAGTGCGTAGTATGCTGAAAATTTAGCAAAAATATCGAACTCCATATCTTCAGGCATGCCGCAAAGCAGAATTTTATTTACTTTTTCATATAAATCTTCGTTTATGAAAAAGACCTTCTTATTTCTCACGTTGCCGGAACTGCTCAGCAAGCGTTTATAGTTTGTTCCATTAAAATTGATAATTCCAGTTGTCATATCCCTGTATACGCTGACTTTAATGTCGACCGAAATGATATCCTTTAAAAAAGGAAAGCCGCTTTCACTCATTTGGCAGTTTTCGGGATTAAGGTGCTTGATAATCCTTATCAGTTCAGATTCTTTTACCAATGTTCTGTTTTTGATTCTATGCTTTTTAAGTTTATCGTCATCCATAACCAACGTATTGTTTTTATCAAAATCTTTTAATTTAAGCTTCAGTATTTCATACAATTGTGCATTATTGTTTTTTTCAGTCAT